CCGTGGACCTGCAGATGTTGACAAGTTTCCGTGATCTTTGACATAATCCAGTACTGGTTGCCACTGTGGTCCGTAGTAAGTGTGATAAAAACAATTTCCAATCATGATAGCATTGTCTCGTGGTTGCATGGGCGGTATCTGAACATGCCCATGGCTGTTGAATGCCTCTGTTGGTAAATCAGGTCGTATCACTTCAACACCAAACTCAACTAGTTTGTTAACAATGGCTTGGTAGTCTTCCTCAGTCTCGCGGGCTATTTTTTCAAACAGTTCTCTAACGTGTGGAACCTTGATCCATGAATAAAATTCTGGTGGGTAACTGCGGCCCACGACACACGCTTTCAACGGATCCCAAGGTTGATTCACGGATAATAATGACATTTTTAACCTCTATACCATGCCCATGCATCACAAATCATGTCATCCAAAGTATGTGTTCTCCAAGCAGGAAACACCTTTGAGAATTTGTCACTGCTGGCGGTGAGTATGGCTGGGTCACCACTGCGAGGAGTTCCTTGCACTATGACAGGTAGCCTGCCAACCACATGCTGTGTGCGGTCAATGATTTGTTGAATACTAGTGCCTTGATTACTGCCAAGATTATATACACCAGCTTTTAAGGTGCTATCCAATGCTAGTACGTGAGCCCGTGCAATATCGTCAACATGAACATAGTCTCTCACACAGGTTCCATCAGCAGTGGGGTAATTGTTACCATTAATAACAAACTCTGTGCTGTCTCGAATGGCCTCTAACAGTCGAGCAATTACATGAGTGGCGCCGGGTCTCTGTCCGTTTCGTTGCTGAGGATCTGCACCACATGCATTGAAATAACGAAAGGCCACATATTCAAGACCGTGTGCACGATGATAACTTTGCAACATCATCTCAACCATGTATTTGCTTTCGCCATAGGGCGAAATCGGTTGTGGTACATCAACTTCATGGCATGGATTCATCATGGGTTCACCATACACCGCAGCAGATGAACTAAAAATAAATCGAGTACGAGGCATGGATTGACAAACAATGTCTAGTAGGGTCTTGGTCTTGATCATGTTGTTTTCATAGTATGACATAGGATCTTGAATGCTAGGTCCTACTAGGCTAGTACCAGCACAGTGTATTATTGCATCAGGTCGAACAACAACAATGCGTTTCAGTGCGGTCTCGCTGGCAAAGTCAGCTAACAAAAACTCGTACCGGTCAGATGTCATTGCTCGTTTGCCAGGCATCAGTGGCTGGCTGTCTATGCCCAGCACATCGTGTCCGGCATCAAGTAATGCCAGTACAATTTGTCCACCTATATACCCCGAGGCTCCTGTTACTATCACATTCATTCTCTTATCCTTTAATTTTTACCACTTGGTATTTTTCATGTGCAGTATGATCACGATAACGATTGCCTGCACGGTTCCACGTCTCGCCCTGACCAGTCATGATATCTATCACGCGATCCACAGTGCCATTGTTCCAGTCACTGATGAGTCCCATGTTGTGATGTGGCTCGCGCAGTAGGTTTTGCATCTTGTGGTAGGCATCATCTATGCTCCAGGGAACATAGAGCCTGTTAGAGTCATTTGCAAAAGTTTCGGGGAAACTGCGGTAAGCAGGATAGAGCACATTACAGCCAAGAGTGTCAGCCTCGGAAACTGTGTTAGAGACCCAGTCTTGTAGCGCACAATTAAACAACACACGAGTATTGTTAAGGTGAGTGTAATATTCATTCTTACTAATGTTGTCGTATATCTTCAGTTTGCCTTCGGCTTCCATGCGGCGAGCACGTTCCACATACTCGGGATTGTTGGACTTCAGCGGACCACCGGAATAGATTGCAAACTCACAGTGCTCCGTGGTAAGCTCACCATACATGTCAATTAGGTCCATGAAAAAGCCCGGCTGCTTTTCTTGATCAAAACGTGCAGCAAAGCCCACACGTCGCGGACGATCCGCAAACGGCCGAACGTTCTCTACTCCGCCGATTCGCTCCAGCACTTCGGACTTGCCAAATGCTAGGCCCGAAATATTATATATAGGAGCACGCCATCCAGCAATGCGCATATGAGCAACCATCTCTTCGTTCGTGGCAAGAACTCCGTCCACGAACTCGTTAACCATTTGTTCGTAGAAGCCCATCCATTTCTCCATACCCCATACATGAACGAAGTCATCAGGATCAATGGACTGAGCAAGACAGCGCACAAACATACGAGGACGCTGATCAGCAGGAACTTGGTCAAGGATGTAAGGTAGACTTTCCATTCCAGGTTGGAACATGTCTTCAAAATAGATAACATCTTCACTGGTAACTTCTCCGTTCTTCATTAGCTGTACCAGATTCATCATCTGGCTCATGCTAAAATAACTGCGTCCATGTGCGTCTAGCACCTGTCCTACCGAAATGGCCTGAGTGTTGTCAATTGTGGTGCCAAGCACATACACAACGTCAAGACCTCTGCGGTCAAACACACGCCGGTTCCACTCGGTGAGTTGCAGTGTGTAACGGGCTTCGTAGCTTTCCAGACCCATGTAGTATAATTTTCTCATCTTATTCCTTTAGTAACCTAACAGTATTAGTATACAACATATCAAGTAAATGTCTAGTGCTGGATGAATTGTATTTGCTCATACAGGCATCATGATCTTGGATAATTTTGTTTTTTTCATATGGGATCTTGCCATGCAGTGATTGATAGTGTTTGATTACATATTCTGTGGTCATGATCAACACAGACTTTTTTAAAACATATTTAAAAAACAACGAATGATCAAGTACTGTTTTGGACATATTGGCCCAATCGTTGTCAATCCATGTTTGAGGAATAGCAGGTACCTGGAAGTTATAATCATCGGTGGTTCCTGATACATCATGAAGTATACGTTCGGATGTTAACATAATCCACAAACTGGTAGCGCACCCCCATTGGTCTTCTCTCCAATTTAACACAGACGATTCGGCATTTAGAAATCGTTGATCAACACGTTTTGCGTGTTCAAAATTTTTTTTTCCTTGTGCTTTCCAGGCTTGCCCCAGGTGAGAACTTGCGGTTCTACCAGTGGTAATAATAACACACTCGGCAACACAGTCTGTGGGTAATACAAAGTCGCACACAATCTCATCTGAAAAACAAAGGTTATCCACCACAGCATTGTTTAACCAAGTTACTTGGTCATAAGGCTGACACTCGGGCAACAAGTTTGCTAGATCGTCAGCATGTGTGGATATATGTCTCACAATCCGCACTCCTAGATCTCGCGCCTGTTGCAGATTTGTTATCGAAGCGTCTGCATAGCAAATTTCATACAGCCCCGGCTTGGCATTAGCCTTTAAGGCATTAGCCTTGTGCGCCTCGGCCCAGTTGCCATAGAAATGCAAATAATTGAATTTGTTTTTGTAAAATTCAACTATTCTGCTGTTGCCATTATGAAAAATGCAAACACTCATGCAGAGCGATATCCTGCAAATCGGCGTAGATCTTCTGTCCACATGTTCTTGGCGTTCTTGCCTTGAGAGAACTTGTTGTACTGTTGCCAGGCATAGCTCTTGAAATTGTAGAGATCTGCTTCGTTGTAGCGATAGCCATGATCTACACAGAACTCCCGCAGTTTGTCCAAGTCGTCGAACAAGTCACGCACACGAGGATTGGGTTTGATACTAAATTTTGCCACGATTAAATTACCACTGAAAGATTGGGACGAGTGAGATCATATTTAATAAAGCAGCCGTTCTCACCATCTTCGGCCACCTCAATCCAGACTGCACGGCCTGGATATCTTTGTGCAATCTGATCATAGAGATCATCTGCGATCATTTCACAACTTTTAAAATTGAGTTCTAGAGTTCCACCGGCATAGAGATTCTCCAACCAGCGTTTGAACTGAATAAATTCAACATCGCGATCATTGTGAAATACATCAATCCACACACGGAAATGAAAGATGTGTCTATGGGGCACGCCAAGAAAACTAACATCATACTCATCACCTGTGGCCAACGCAGGATCAGTTGCAGCAGCAAGATACTTGTGAATGCCTTCTTTACGGAAGGTAATCCAGATTTTTCGTTCTGCATGTTGTTTGATTCGTTCAACTGCGTCTCGTTCTTGTTGATTCATAATGGTTCATCCTTGCTGTAATCATCCCATGATGTAAATGCATCACGACTCATTAGACTGTGTAGACTGTGACACCATACACCAGGATTGGTGGCATCGAAGTCCTTGTCGTCTATTTTTAACATTGTATTATAATTCCACAACTTTGTATATGGTACACTTACTCGAATCTGTGGAATAAAGTTGCGGTACTCGCAAAGTGCGCCATCGTGAAACTCATCCAGGTGGGTGACGGGAATGTCCAGGCTGCACAAGTAGCCCTTGGACAAGAACTGCTCAATCATGCTTTCCCATCGCTGCCATTCTAGACGATCACTGGGATGAAAGCTGTGATTGGCACCGAAGAATATATGTCCAATATGCTTGGATTTATCTTCATACGAGTTAAAGTTATCTAACCAATCTTGTATTTCCGCAACTGATTGAATGCCCACCACAAACAAGGTTTGTTTTCCATGTGCTGGAGTTTTCTCTACTTCAGTTCCGGTAAAAAAATTGACATTGTCATGACCTTCTCTATTCATATGCTATCCTCTAGTGCATCTAGTTTATCGGTATCTAATTCATCGGGATCCATGGACACAGCTTCATCAAATGTAAACAATGCTTCAAACATGGGTCTAGCCGACACCAGTTTCTTGCCGGTAAATCCGCGTGTGCCAATGATCAAGTCCAGGACTTTTTCATAGTGTGTGATACGGTCCATTCTGCTGGCATAGTCAGGTTGGCCAAAGATGTCATCCACTATGGCACGGAAGTCATGATCAGGAGTGGTACGCCCGGCCAACATGCCAGGCTTGCTGCCCAGATCATATTGCTCGTTGGCAGTTTGCACAGCATTGATGTGCTGCCACACATTGTGACCCATGAGCAATGCATATGAGAAACTGTCCCATGATGTTTTGCCTTCTTTGCCAATCTTGTTGAGATCTCCGGGTCCGTAAACACACACATCAGAAACCTTGAGTCTGGCCGAAATTGGAGAGTCATCAAACTCGGCGTGAATGCCATCTTGAATCACTGCATCTCGGAAACTGCGTTGGTCTGTCTTGTACTTTTTGTCGTCGGCAGTGGGCGCCATGCGATAGGTCCATTTGTCACGATTGGGATAGCTGCTTTGATAATACAGTTGACCATTTGCTGTGGCCAGGAAAGGACTTGCACAGTCAAACGAGATTGTGAATTGTGGATTGTGATACTTGCGCACAGCACGTTGAATGTCTGTGAGCAAACACGCCCACTCCAGTTTGCTGGTGCCCAAGAAGTGCATCCAGTCATGTACGTCAGGTTCCAGCAACCGGTCACGCATGAGGGTGACTATTCTGCGCAACACAAGATGTACATCACACATGTTCTGTCCACCCATGCCCCAACCATTGAAGTGGCGTCCAGGGTACTGTGCAGGATCAGAATACTTTTTCATGGTGTCGTACCATGAGTCAGCTTCCACATGATTAGCACCTTGCAACACATTGAGCAATCGAGCACCACCGTTGTCTATGCCTCGACGATGAGCAATAAAATAATTGTTGTTGTAGATTGTGGCGTCCACGGCATCTTGATAGTTACGGATGCCAGTTTTTTCACTTGATCCCGGCCACTTGCTGGTCCATGTGGGAATATCCAAGGTCAAGCCATATGTGGCCAAGCCGTCTTGCCATTTCAGCACTGCTTCTCGTTTTTTCTGAGCCCGGGGACAACCTGAATTGGCTTTCCAGTCACCTTCCCACACACCCTTGGCAATTTGGAAACCACCCGAGTCGCACAACAAAATGGTATTGGGGTCGCGACTGCGCAACATGTCCTCTTTGGGATTGTGCTTGGTGAGATCTAGATCAGCATGCCCAGCTGAGTACAGTGCCCAGCGATAGGGAAACAGGCCTTGCTGTGCATTGAGAAAATTCATGCTCTCCATGTCAGGCATGCCCTTGGGCATGCGAGCAGCTTCTACATAGGGTTCAAATCGTTGACGCCCAATATAGGTGCTGTAAAAACTGCTGATGGCCGGCAAAAAAACAGCATAGTCATGTTGCCGTGCAGTTAAATCATGTTGCTCTGTTGTCATGTGTGATTACTTGCTGTGTGCCGGCAATGTGTATGTGTAAACAGCAATGCCTGAATCCACTGTGATTTGCATGGCACCGTCATCACTGATGCGCATGATCTTGTTGCCACTCAGGGCCAGGATACCCATGACCTGCACAGCCGGCCAAGCCAGTGGACGTTTGAGTGTGCCTTTTACACCACTGTGAAACACAAAGTTACCTGCATGGGTCGAGTGATCGCCAAACAAGAACTTCAAGTTACCACTGTCAGTTTTGACCTGAAAGTTGGCTTGTTCAGAGTTGGCCTGGGCCTGCATGCGCAGACGTTGTATGGCAGCAACTGATGGTTCAAATTCAATGTGCCATGTCACTCCATTGAACTTGGGAGTCTTGAGTTTTTCAGTGACAATCTCACTGGCCATGAATCGATAACTGTTGCGGAAATCACCGGCTGAATTTTCAAAATCAATACCCTCGGGCTCACCAGTGGCTCGGTGCTTGATACTGAGCTTGGCATCTTCTTTGTATTCAGACAAGTTCAACAAAATCTTGAGTTTGGCCAAGTTGGGCATGCCAAACGTGCCCACAAATTCTGCCACTGGATTGTGGTACTTGGCATCCAGCACCACGCTGAGATCCGTGGCCAAGCCCACCACTGTGGTGGTGTTGGCATCACCAACAATTTTGATTAGGTCAATGCAACCAAGATCAAGAGTGTGACCCACTAGGTCTAATAAACAATCGCGCATAAAATCTCCTTGTATAATAGTATATGCTTTTTATTTAGGTCGTGCAAGGATTTTGGCCAAACTTTGGCCCCCTCGAATGCTGTGCATTTCGCCGGGCTTCTTTAATACCAACCAACACACGTCACCTGTGCCACGATGTTGAGTTGACACAATCAGCCCAATACCCCGAGCATGTTCGATCAAATAACGTCCCGGAACATAGCTCATGAATGCCTGCTCGGCCAAGGCCACACCATGTGCCCAATCACAGTCGTTGTATGTGACAATGGCTTCGCCACCGGGTCTGAGTTTGACTGCAATCTCTGAAAGGTATTGCTTTACCACCTCAAGTGGTTTGTAGTTGAAGTAGTTGTAGGCCAGGATCAACCCAAATTGATTGTCGGGCAAATCTTTGAGATATGGTGCAGCACCATGATCATTCACAGTGTACTTGCGCAGTCGACGCTGGTATTCTGGATTGAACTTGGCCACACACGGATCCAACAGCTCACTTCGTTCGTCCACAACATACAGTGGATCCCAGCCAACCATGATATCCACAAATGATTCCAGTCCTGGACGCAGTATCATGGCTGGCATACGCCAATCTGCAATGTTGTTGATTTTACCAACCAATCGATCACGGTCAGCTTCGTCCATTGTTAGTTGTCGTTGCAGTATTCGATCTGATTTGTCTGTCAGCGGCTGCATGCAATGCACTTCACGACTGTTTTCCAACATGGCTGGCTCAAGTCCCTGTACCAAAGTCATAAGCTGACGATCCATGTCTCGTACCACTTCCATGAAGTTGTTGACACCAGACTCAACCGTGGACAAATGCGCCATGAGATCCTCTACTCGGTTGGGTAGTCGAATGTCTTGGCCATCCACTTGATGTATCAGTGACCTCAAATGGTCAATTGCAACATGACACCGGGGATTGGGTTCAAATTTGGCCAGTAGATTTCTAAAATGTACAATGTCTTTCAGCTTCATTCAAACGTAAACAGTAAATTAAATGTGTTGTCAGTGTTGGTGGCCGCGGCAAGATCCCAGTCCAACACACCCAACAAGTTATCAACTTTGCCATCTACCACAGTGGCTTCCATTTCCGCATCGTCAAACGGCAGTGTCTTGAACCACTCGGGCAAGTGCATTTCGTCTGTGGGATAACCAATGCTGGTCCATCCCAGTGCATTTGATTTTAGTTTGCACACAATGGTTTTCATACCATCAACAATCTGCATGCTATAGTTGTCGCTGTTCATCTTGCGCATGTTGTTCCAGTTGATGGCAGCTCGCACATGTCCGGGCATGTTGGTTTTGCCCATTTGTTTTTCTTTTTTGCTGTACATGGTCAAGTTGTTCACACGCTTGGGACTACCTTTTTCCCAAGCCGGACGTTCCTTGAATGCGTATTTGAACGCACGGATTTTTTCAATCACATCATCTCGTGCTACTCCGCACAACACATCATGCAACACATCGCTGAGAAAATCTTGAATCACCTTGGGCGTGTCTGACCTTTTGAGATCCAGGCCCATGGCTTTGACCTTGCCGGGTTTGCCGTCTTTGTCCTGACGTTTGCCTTCCTTGTCAATGATCATCACAGCGTAACGCTTTTTAGTAATAAACAAACCCTTGGATGCAACAATTTCTCTACCACCCTTGATCACACTGCCCATGTCTCTTGGACAGTGAAACGCTTGTTCCATAAAGCCCGGAAAACTCTGATTCACTTGTTCAGCAATGCTGTCATATAACTGGATGCAGATTTCTTTTGACCAAGTCATACGACCTTCTTCCACTTCCTTTTTCAGCACAGACCAAGCTGAAAAATAACAAGAATCAGTGTCACCATAGATAATGGTTTCACCAGTGTGATCATACTTGCCAGTGATACACTCGTTTACATGTGCATCCATGTGCCTGGCAATGGCGCGGCCTGTGAGTGTGGTTGATTGACCAATGCGTTTGTCAAAGAATCTGCAACCAGGATTCAAAATGGCACCATACAAGCTGTTCAAGTTAATCTTCTTGACCAACTGACGTTTGTCCCAGTACTCGTGCTGGTTGGCATCAACCCCTTCCACTTCCTTGGCCTTGGCCTGCATGTCTTTGCGTTCGGCATACCAGCGTTTGAGCAAGCCGGGAATAATACCCTGTTGTTCATAAGTGAAGATTGTGCCATTGGCACTGAGGATCCAGGGCCGATTGCTGTCAAATATGATGTTCCAGACTTCGGCTGCCGAGTGTACAGTTTCCTCGCCGTTGGCCCAGTCAATGGTGATTTCAGTGCCACGTTGCTGTTCCATCACAGCAGTATATTCAAGACTGCCAAACAACCCTTCCCATGCGGCTGCAAAGCTCTGCCCCCGGGCCATGTTTTCTTTGATCAATCGATCTGTCATGATTGGTCGCAGTTGTGCCACAATGGTTTCAGGACCCATGTTCAGTGCTCGAATTGCACTGGGATATAGACTGTTGATGTCAATACTGCCAATGTATTCGTGTATGCCTTTTTTGGGATATGCCACGTAAGCACCAGCGGCTTGCGTGTCATCATCAGTGAGTCGTTCTCGACGATTGGGCACCACAACACCACGCTCATGAGCTTCGTTGATGATGGCCTGTTCAGTCACTGCCACAGCACCCATGGTGGTCTGGAGCAACACTGTGTTCTCATGTGCCAAGGTGTTGGCAAGATCCAGGAACTTGAGTTTCTTGTCCAGTTTGTGTACCAGCAAAGTATCTTGTCGGTTGTATTCAATAAACTTCTTGAAGTGTTGATTGTACAGTTGGTCCAAGGTTCCTTCAAACTGAGTCTTGCGTTCGTCAAGCTCGTATTCACCAATGGCATCCAAACTGTATGAATGACGTTCTTCGTAAGTGTATTTGCGATACAGTTGCATGTAATCCATATGCACACGACCGATCAAGTCAAATGTGATCTGTTCAGCACCATAGCGTTCAAATGTTCTTGACTTGGGCAATTGCCCCCACAGGCAGAATCTACGTGTGTCATCCTTGCTGAGAATGCGTATGGTTCGATTCACAGTGTAGGGAATATCATAGCCTTCTGAGTTCCATCCTGTCAACACATCGGCATCGTCAATCAAGTCCAAAAAGGATTTGATCATGTCTTCTTCACGCTCGAACAAAATGGTGTTGTCAAACTCACTTACTAGTTCTTGTGCGGTTTCCCAACTCAGTCCCCGAGGAGGTATTGCCAGTGTTATCAATTGACCCAGCCAGTCTAGATATACCGAAATTGCTGTGATGGGATTGAATGGATCATCAGTGGGCGAGAATCCTCGTTCAGCGTCAAACGCTACTTCAATGTCAAAAAATGCTGTGTGTAGTCGGGGTGCATCATGCCCCTTGTAGTTGTCTTCAAAACAACGGAATACTGGGTTGATATCACTCTCATACAACTTCTTGCCCGAATGCATGCGAAGTTCTTTGCGAAACTCCTTGTTGTTGCGACTTGAAAATCTGCTGACTGGTGTTCCATAGATTGACTGAAACTTGCCTCGCGGATCGTCATAATAGAACACATACTGTGCTGGATATTCGCGGTATACTCGTTCGCCATTGCGGCGTTCAACCACGTGAATGCGATCGTGTTCACGATCAAAAAGTGCGTCTACGTAACTCATTGTTCTCCGTTTATGGCCGGTAAGCCGTGATTCATGTTCCTTACGGGAACGACTCGCTGTTGTAAACAGTATTTATAGGGTCTTGCCCACAGTCTCAAGAATGGTTTCCAACAGTTCGTGATCTTGTTTGGCCTTGCCAAATTCAGCCTTGTGTGCCAGCTTGATGGCTTTTTTCAACACAGCTGATTTAATTTCCAATTCTTCGGCAATGGCCTTGATGGTGTCATTGAGACCACCCTGCAAGGTTTCAATCTCGTGTGTGACCTGCATGCCCTCATTGATGATTTGAGTCAACTTGATTTTTTGCTCGCCGTTGAAAGTTTTGGTTTCCATGATCTCTCCAATAAAAAGTTAGTTTAACACAGTTGTCAACGCTTTGCAATTTGTTGTTGTTCAAATTGACGACGTTGTTGTTGCAGCCACTCGGTTGTGTTGGTAACACTGTTGCGTTCTTGCCACTCATGCCACATCACTTGCTGAAACGGTTCAGTGCTGCGAGACAAGGCCACAATGTTTTCCAATCCCAGTCTACCTGCACCACCAACACCATAATTGATGTGAATACTTTCTCGAATCTTGCCAGGTGGAACTGGCAATGTCTTGTGTACCTTGGGGTCTCGGTTGTCATTGATGTAGCCCCAGTTTGATTTAAACGGTACTGTGAAATACCGATCCTCGGGAATGTCCATCTCAATCCTGTGCGAGTCAAATGTGTCAAAGCAGTGCTGATTAATTTCAGAGTCTAGACAAAATTGTGTTCCCATGCTGGGATCGTCAAAATCAATCATGTAAAGTTGCACATTGACCAAGAATTCAGTGCTGTCAAAGTGCTTGAAGAAAAAGCTATTGCTGAAGTCTTTGTAGCCGCGCACCGACGCAATGGCCAACTCACATCCGGTCAATTCATTCAGCTTGGGAATCAGGCTGCCCCCAAAGTTAATGGCGTTGATCCAGTTTTCCGATTCGCACACCAAGCGATTGCCATACCGACTGCTCCACAAACTTTCAGTGCATCGCATCTCATGACAGAGAACATCAAAGTATGCTGGAGTTAAAAAATCCTGCAACACCCAAAGACTGGGAGAAACCTGTGTTTGGTTCTCCCAGCGATACTGTGTTTCAACCAAATCAGTAACGATAGTGGTCACTCTTGAAAGGCCCTCGACGACCAACTCCAATGTACTCGGCCTGACGTTCAGTCAACTGAGTCAGCTCGGCACCCAATTGAGCCAGGTGCAGGTGTGCAACTTCTTCGTCAATGTGCTTGGGCAACAGATACACCTGACCTGCTGAATAGTCAGCGGTGCGAGTGAACATTTCAATCTGAGCCAGTGCTTGATTGGTAAAACTGTTGCTCATGACAAAACTGGGATGACCAGTTGCACAGCCTAGGTTGACCAGGCGGCCCTCGGCCAACAGTATGATCTTGCGTCCAGTGGGCATGTGAATCAAGTCCACTTGAGGTTTGATGTTTTCCCAGCGACATTGCTTGAGGCTGGCCACATCAATCTCAGTATCAAAGTGTCCAATGTTGCACACAATGGCATTGTTTTTCATGGCATGCATGTGTTCAAACTTGATCACATCCACGTTGCCTGTGGCTGTTACAAAGATGTCTGCTTTGTCGGCAGCATACTCCATTGTGACCACACGATAGCCTTCCATGGCAGCTTGCAGGGCACAGATGGGATCAACTTCAGTGACCCAGACTTGGGCACTCAGTGCCCGTAATGCTTGAGCAGATCCCTTGCCCACATCGCCATAGCCGGCAACCACAGCCACCTTGCCGGCAATCATGACATCGGTTGCACGTTTGATGGCATCCACAAGACTTTCGCGACAGCCATAGAGATTGTCAAACTTGGTCTTGGTCACTGAGTCGTTGACATTGATTGCTGGGATCTTCAGTGTGCCTGCTGCCACACGTTCGGCAAGTTTGTGAACGCCAGTGGTGGTTTCTTCAGTTACGCCACGAATGCCTGGCAACAAATCAGGGCGACGATCATGCACATAAGCTGTGAGGTCATGTCCGTCATCCAACAGCATGTTGGGTTGCCAGTTGTTGGGACCTTGCAGTGTTTGCTCAATGCACCACCAGTATTCTTCTTCAGTTTCGCCTTTCCAGGCAAACACTGGAATACCCACAGCGGCAATTGCAGCAGCGGCTTGATCCTGTGTGCTAAAGATGTTACATGAGCTCCAGCGTACTTCAGCGCCTAGTGCAATCAAAGTTTCAATCAGCACAGCAGTTTGGATAGTCATGTGCAAGCTACCGGCAATGCGAGCACCTTTTAGAGGTTGATCGCCACAATAACGTTCACGGATGGCCATCAAGCCAGGCATTTCGCCTTCGGCAATGGCAATTTCTTTTCGGCCCCATTCGGCCAGGCCAATGTTGGCCACTCGGTAGTCTTGGATAGGTGTGTTCATATAATATTATATATGTTGTTGCAAACACATTGCAACAATTATCTACGAAAGTATCCCCAAATCATGAACCAAGTTATGATTGGTGCAAGATACCACAGTTGATATTCATGTCCAGTTTGAGTAAACAGTTCTTCACGAGTGCAAGGTCTACGAGTCCAGTTGTCAAACCAGACATTGCCCACCTGTGCCACAACATGATATTCGCCATTGCGTGTTCGCACACGATGCAAACAATATCGATGCAATATCAACACATTCCAGACAAATGTCCAAAAATTCTGATCGCACAGATACCACAATACTGTGATACTGTAGTCATCGCAATCACCATGTAATCGTCCATCACGCTCTTGCATCACAAACCAGTAGTCAGTAAAAAAACTTCTGGGGTCTGACTGGTATATAAATTTTTCATCTACCCGGGCAATGGCTTGTGCAAGTTGCATGATATTTCCTTGATAGTGCTCACTTCCAGGATTCTGAGTAGCGAATTCAGCCGTCCCGCGCCAGCAGCCGGCGCACACTAGTGGTAACAAGTACCGGTCCTAAGGTGTGTTCTTATGTGAGACGGCGTTTGATTGCGCCAACTTGAGTGATGTGTTCCAACAAGGCCTTGCGGAAGTTGCGTTGTGATTCAGTCATCTTGGCAGGGAACTGAGTGTTTACAAATGTCTTGACTCCGTTGAAGTCTTTTGCTGTTTTTGCCCGGCGCACCATGTCAACTACTTTTTTCATCACTTGTGGACTAAATGCAGGACGCTGTGTGACCTGTGTACTGGGTGCAGTCCAAGTTTTGTTAGCAGCCTTTTTTCGGGCCTCACGTTTACGTATGGCATTGGGTGTCATACTTGGTTCAGCACCTGCAACTCTACCACCAGTTCGTTGTTTGACTGGTGCTGCGGCAGTAGTAGTTGCAGTAGATTTGAGATTGGGATTATTGGGGTTGGCAGTGTGGCGCACCACTCCGCTGCCCACGCCTGAAACTCCTGTGGTAGAACCACCGGTGCTAGATGTAGTGGGTCTTGAAGCCAACTGACTTGCCATGTTGCCGAACACACCTGAACCTGAACCTGGATTTGCAGCAGTTGTTGCAGGTGCAGCAGTCGAAGCAGCCTTGGTGGTAAATGCTGGATTTGACAAGTTTGGCATGTTACTGGTAGGAACATTGTATGTTGTAGACTTGTAACCAGTGGTGGCTGCCGGTGTGCGATTCAAGGGACGAATACCTTTGTTGGGAGTGTTGGGCACATAAGGTTTGTTGGCAGAGCCATTGGCCTTGGCCTTATCAGCTTTGGGTGTGTCATTCAATGTTGGTTCAATGCGACCAAGTTCATCTGCACCATCAGCAAAATCATCACTGGTGTATAATCGTCCAGTGCGAGGATTGATTGACGCAGTCTGCGTGGTAATGGCTTCGTTGAATAATTCTGAAACAATCATGTTATTTTTCTTCCAGGTAATCTTGGTCTTGTTGTTGCGGCTGCTGACGACGCTGAAACAACTTCACAGCCATGTCGGCATGTGACAATTTGGGAAATCGGGTAGGTAGTCGACGCTGACCATTTCTTATTTCAAATCCTTGGCCTTCGTCACCCCAGCATTCAAACACTGTGCCATCTTCCATGGCATAGGTTTTGACCGGCTGCTGTGCAGCCACTACCGAAGTGGCCACTTGATCTTCAACATCATGTGCAACTTCGCTGTCCATGTCGGAACCTTCTTCAGAATCCCAACCTTCTTCCACATCTTCTTCGGCTTGTTTTTGTTTCACAGCTGACTTGGCCTTGTCAATCAAGTCACGGTCAATGCGTTGTTTCTTGGCCAACTTGTCCAGTTCAGGTGTTGATCGTTCACGCTGTCCATCATCTTTGTGATTGATAGAATCTCCTAGACTGTCTAGATATGCATTGAGATCTTTTTTGACCTTGCTCAACATGTCTTCTTCAACTTCTTGCATGGCCTCTTCAAGAGAATTTTTTGTTGGCTCAACACTGTCACCTACCATGTAACCGGCCATGGGATGTTTTTGATAGGGCTTCTTGGTCAATGTTGTAGAGATGTTTTTGGGCTTGAACAATGCAGGCAACTGAGGCACATCTCGTTGCTGTTGATTGAGTCCATGCTTGACCGACACCGGGGTAGTTTTACCCTCGATCAATGCAAGTCTCTCAATTATACCGTAGATGGGATCGCTCATGCTCTGGCGTCTTTCAAATAACTGCGCAGTTGCCAATGGTATTTTCCGTGTTGGCCCAGACGTCCAGCCACAAAGTCAGCAATGCCCTGTTGATTTTCTTGTTCTGCTTCTGCAAAACATTGATTTAAAATTTCAATCATTTGTTGATTGTTGGCCAGCAGTTCTTCCAGCATGAGCCTGGCGCGGGGGATCTTGGTTTGTCCAGATATCTTTGTCAATTCGGCAAAACGTTCAAAACTTCCTGGAGCATACTCATCCAGGTATCTGATGTATTCTGCGGTGGGGTCTATTGCTGAATAAGCATCTTCATAGATATTTTGAAAAAACTCATGCAATTCACCAAAGTCAGGTCCTTCCACATTCCAGTGAAACTGCTGGGCCTTTAGGTAATAGGCAAAATTACTTGCCAGGAGAGTTTTTAAAGCGTCCGCTAACATTCTTGTTCCTTTTGTATTCTTTTGGTGTATTTAGAGTGGGGTCCGTTGTATATTTACCATTTAGTAAAGAACCCCCTGATCTTGACACCATGCCCATGGGCTGAGACACGGTGGCAATACAGCCAGCTGTGGTGGTTTCTACCACGATATCATGTACTTTTATTCCACACCTCCACAAGGTTGTCATTTACAATTCTAGCCGGGCCGTGCAAGACTTGAATATTTCTTACTTTTAATCGAGCACCCACATCATTTACAAATTCAAACCTAATGGGATATTGACCTGCTGGTGCTTCAATTTGAAGATTTTCTTCCAAATAGACATCTCTCCAGATCCAAGTACGCTCGGCAAACAATTCATCGTTGACATAACATCGATATGTTGGCTCTACATCATACCACTTGCAGTAGACATCACATGATACCAGTACAAAATTACGTTTGCTCATAAGAATATTTAGCCAAAATCTACGCCTATAAATATCTCTATATGCTCAAGCTCAATGAAATTAAACGGGTTCATGTTGAATTAACCACACGTTGCAATGCTCGGTGCCCCATGTGTCCGCGCAACTATCGTGGATCAGATTATGACAGCGGATATCCCACAACTGAATTAACATTGGCAGATTTTAAAAAAATACTCTCACCCAAGATATTACAGCAACTGAGGCCGCCGCCGCCGCCGGATAATGGTTACCAGCACAAATCATTCAAATTTTATGGTGTCATATTCAACGGCAATTTGGGCGATTTTGGCCTGGCCCGAGATGGCGTGGAAATTGTAGAGTATCTAGTGACTCACAATGTGCGTGTACTGATCACAACAAACGGCAGCATGCGAACACCTGCTTGGTGGGCACGCCTGGCCCTGCCCGGAGTTGAAATAGGATTTGCCTTGGACGGCTTGGCCGACACTCACGGTCTGTATCGGCAAGACACTGACTGGAACCGTGTGATAGAAAACGCACGGGCCTTTATTGCTGCTGGCGGGCAAGCTGTGTGGCGTTTTATTCCGTTTGATCACAACCGGCATCAAGAACAACAGTGTCGTGACCTGGCCCAAGAATACGGATTTGCTAGATTTGAAAACATCTATGATGGTAGAGACACAGGACCGGTGTTCACACGGTCAGGTGAATTCAGTCACCAAATTGGACATGATCCTTCGGGAGTAACTCCCACAATCAAACCTCTGCTGGAAAGTCATCGTTCATGGTTTGATCACAAAACCATACGCATTGCCAAGGACAAGCCCGAACTAGAGTTAAATTGCATACACAAAGTCAACGAAGAAATCTACGTGGCAGCAGATGGTACTGTGTACCCTTGTTGTTTCTTGGGATTTTATCCCACACAAATGCATCACCCTGGCAACGAACAAGTAAAAACTGTTGTGCAGGAAAACTCAGCTCTGGAACATGGCCTAGAACATGCCATGGCCTGGTTTGAACGTGTGGAACAATCCTGGAGTCACAGTAGCATTGCTGAAGGCAGACTCTATAACTGTGTCAATAGCTGTGGAAAAATATGAACACTGACCTACAAAAATTATTTACTAGATTTTATAATCCCCAAGACCAAGCATGCGAACCCATGCGTGGTGCCAGCAGCATGGAGATGACTAAAAAGATTCGAGATGAACTATGGCCATTGTTTGAACAAATACATGAGAGCCGCAGACTGTCGCTATGGCACCGAGATCAACTCAAGGACCTGACATGGCAGTTGCCCGAGTAATGTTCCTGGCCAAGTATCGTGTGCCACATGCATGTTTTAGTTTGCAGTGGGATCAACACATCAAAGGCATAGACAAAACCATTGTAGCAAGTCCAGTACCACGAGACGAGCTGTGGCGGGCGTTTGACGCTTACAACATTGATACTTCTCGGTTTGAATACGTCAACGATGATGTAATTTATCAGCTGTACCCCGAAGTCAACAACTGGGTTTTTGAAAATGACTATCGTGGCTGGTGGTTACGGCAGCAGGCCATCAAACTAAGCTATCTTGATTATCTTGGCGAAGATGTGATGCTGATGTATGATCCTGACACATTCATGATTGAAGACTATCAGTGCTACAATCCTGACACTGACACATTGAATTTCATGTCCTTGCTGGACACTGAACAAGGAAGTTACAATCGTGTGTTTGAATGCATCACTGGATTGAACAAGGTAACACCGCACTGCTTTGTAACTGAACTGGTACCAGTGCGCCGCACAGACTGGCGGGCCTTGCGTGATCACCTTGCTCGTCGATGGCCTGGTAAACATTGGTTAGATGCCATCATTGATCCTGTACCCGGCTGGCCCGCCGTGCCACCCTGGCACTTCGAAGGACACATCAAGTGGTTTTCCGAATATGAATTTGTAGGAAATTGGGCAGCACGTCGTGGCAACGTTACATATCAAGCACAGCGCAGATTTGAATATGATGATTTAAATAAACTTGCAACTCTGGATCCCTTGCAGTTCAATGCTGTGTGCGATGCAGTATCAGACCTGTCACGCAGCATGATCATGGACTGGGATACCTATACCATTCCCAACTTTGAACGTTATCGCGACATGGTAACACAAGCACTGGCACGATGAAATTTCGATATCCTGTTTATGATCCTTTAAACACATTGTTTGGGGTCCATAGAGACCATCACTGGAGTTGTGAGTTTACTTCAGACATCAACACTGCATTGTCTCAACCATTCTGTGTGGCCACAGTGCCAGTGTTTTTCAACAGTGTGTCACACTGGCCTGGGAATCAATTACCACATATCTCAGTTGATCTTTCTCAATTTGATTTGGTTATGTTCCACGAGGTTGAGCACCGACCTTGGTACGAAGTACAGGCCTGGATTGAATCAACCAACGTAAAAAATTATTTGTTTGTGGTCAATAACTTGGATCCAACTCGCCAGTTGCCCAGTCATCAAGAACTGTTCAAACCGCATTGGTTGATTACCACTGTAAATCACAATAGCTCAGTGTTGCCTAATCAACCTGGTATCAAACCATACATGTTTGAAGTCATGATGGGAGCCCGACGACCACATCGAGATTATGTTATGTTGGCCATGACACGCAGTGAGTTGTTGGATCACAGTGTGGTAAATTATCGCGGATTTCCTGGTGGTGTTGAGGACTTTCACACCGTGGAATTTCAGGATATTTTCTGGGACACTGAACTACAGTTTCCTTATATCAGTCCCCGCTATGATCCTGCGTGGGAACCAGTTAGCAATATAAAAAGCAACACCATTAACTTTCCAGTACCATTGGGGTTGTATCAACGCACTCACTACAGCATTGTACCAGAAACCACATTTACTAATAATGGCTTCTTTCCATCTGAAAAAACTGCCAAGGTATTGTTGGCACAACGACTGGCAGTGTGGTTTGCACCTGAGAATTTCTTGGCCAATCTTTGCAACATGGGATTTGAAACATTTGGAGATGTCATAGACGAAAGCTATGATCAAGATGAGTTTCACCGTGATTGGAAACGTTTTGAACGTGCCTGGCACACAGTAGAACACCTGGCCCGATTTGAAGATCCTGTGTTGTTGTATGAAAAGCTACGGCCGCGTCTGGAGCACAATCGCAATCACATGCTGACTCTTGAACAGCGTACCCTAGACTCATGGCAACAGCGCATGCAGGAATTGATTCCTGCTGAACACTGGTCACATTAGACCAAAGTCATCGCGTATTCTCTGCAGAAAGTTCTCGGCAATTTCCACCTGTCCCGATGGGGCCATGTGATAGCCAGGATCTTCGCCCACATGTTCGTGACGGCTGCTGATAGGCAAGTAACTTTGTTTTTCATTCAACATAATGTTGCGATCCGGAATCATGGCAGGGAAGGCATCGCGCCACTGAGTTTGCTGGTCAGGATCAAATGGCCACAGTAGTATGGGAACCACTATGAAGTTGATGCCGTCTAGATACAGTTGCATGATACCTTCGCGAATGATCCACTCGTCTTGTTGCTTTTTCCACTCTGAATCATACAGGTTGTTGATGTAGTGCTTGACCGCGGTCTGCGCATCGTGACTGATCTTTTGTGACCTGTACTGGTGTGGATAGTTTTCAGCCAAGCTGAAAATGGTTTCACAAATCATGCGATAGGGATTGTTGCCATAGTTGACATTGTCAATGCCAGCTGCTCGATCGTATCCATTTTTCAATTGAGTATTCTGCAGGTGACGCTGTAGGTCTGAACCTCGGCCGCCCCAACCTCGACCTTTGTTTTCACCATCACTGGGTTGATACGGAGCCGCCGAAGCAGGAATTTCCATTCTGTCCCAGAACGTGGGTGTGATTATTGCAAAGTCTGGACGCTGGCGTCTTATTTCTTCTATCTGCACACGCACGCCGCCGTTGCTGCAACCCTGACGTGCTAGATTAACAAGGTCCCAGCCCAGGCGTTGGGCTATGACTTCACTCCAGGCCGTGCCAGGCAGTGTGAGACTAGGAGCTGAATAACTACAGCCAGCTACCATTAACTTCATTAGTGATCCTTGAGAAATTCTTTTACTGTGCTGGGCACAACATACTCATTGATGTGTCCCATGCTGTGAAAACTAGAGATGATGTCACTGTGTGTGGGCATCTCACTGGGGTCATACACGCCTGGTGGAATCACCAGGCGATTGGTGCCTTGGCCGTGTGGGGCAAAAGTCACTAGATTTTCATGATTGGCCAGTGCATTGTGTACCAGCTGATGGTGGATATGACCATAGTCTCCAGCAGCATCATGTGTGAGCACCAATTCGGCACCTTGCGCCAGTTCTTGGATGCGTTGTCGAGCAACATTGCCACTCCAGCGAGTGAGCCGTTGCTGTTGCTGATCTGCATAGTCATCTTCAAACCCCAGGAACACTGTTTTGATTCCACGACGACGCCAAAATGCAGCCATTTCACTGCCACGTGGTGAGTCTTCAGTATAGGTAAGATATCCAATGGTCCAGTCAAGTTTTTGATAACGATAGATAAAACTGTAACCAAAAATCACACAATCATCAGGATGTGCAACCATGCATAATGCTTTCATTCAATTCCCCTTGAAAATAAAAACTCCTGATACTGCTGACGCTGTGCTGGATCAAGTTGACGCCAGGCTTCACGGTGTATGCTCACAGTCATGCTGTGCGGCATCTCTGTAAACTTGCGATCAAATGCCGCGACCTCGCTGTGACACACGTTGCATACTGCCACAGCACAGTTTTTGACATTGTACAATTGGTCAAAGTTACCATGCTGATGTTGCACAAATCCCGAGTACAGAATGAACTCAGTCAGCCGACCATGTGCTTGAAACCAGTCAGCAAACGACTGTTGCGACTGATTTTCTATTTCAACAATCATGGCACGTGCAGTGCGGTTGTGTACAAAAAACGGCACACCACCGGGACCCAGTTGTTGTTGTAGATCAATCTTGAAAAAATCATTCACAATGGCCTGACTGGGTTTGAACACTGGATAAATGTCCAGTTGGCCAACTTGAGGTCTCCCTTGCTGGTCAAACACACTGTCTAACTCAAGCTCACGAACAAATATGGTCTTGGCATCCAACACCATGCTCCAGGTGTTGTAGCTCACAGCTGACGCCATTATTTTCAAAACCTGTTGACTCACCCAGCCAGTGGTGTAAAGATCAGTGGAAAATGTTTTGGCTGGAACAATTCGAACCAGATGTTGTAACTTTCCCCACCAAGCAGGGTCAATGTCTTGAGCCACTGCATCAATGTCATTTACAATTACATAGATGCTTTTGATGCCAATATTTTGACAATAGAGATCAAGGCTGCTGGCCTGTTGGCGCAGCACTGCCAGCTCATCTTGAAAAACCACAGTGACAATGTCAATCATGCTGTATGTATGAGGTCAAACAGTGGGCCGGTATGAAATTCTCCGGTCTGGCCCACCATGCCCTGGGACAAATCAGCAGAATTGAGTGGTACAATATGTGTTTCTATTGGCAAATCGCCTTGAGTCTGCAACAACGCCAGCATGCGATGACGACCGTTGTGTGCAATCACTGTGGGAGGATCTTGATTGCCTAAATACAGCACCGGTGCACCAATGCCTGGATAAACCAGTCTGTGCTTGATCCAGTCAACGGTGTTTTGTTCACGTGCAGTTAATTCAACAGGAGTACACAGTGACAAAAACACTGTGGGTTGCATGGCAACCACCACACGGTGAGTATCAGCAGGTAAATGAGCAGCACCAACACCATAGTCATTGTTGATGGTGTACGTGGTCATTTTTTCTTGCCTGACTTCATGTTGGCACACCAGTGATACATGCGGGCCTTTTCGCCTGATGCACGTTTGGCACGGGCACGTAGATCAGTCACTGATCCGTCACAGCTGGCGCCTGCACGTTTCACACGACCTGGACGACTTTTGCCTTTGACTTTGCCGTCTGCAAAATTCTCTGCCACAGCCGGTTGTAATCTACTCAATTCATATATGACCAAATCACCAGTGTCTGTACGAAAAGCTCTATAGCCCCAGGCCCGAGCATAACGCTGTACCAGTCGGTCATACAGCTTGGCACGACTCTCAGGATTTGGTTGAGGCTGGTCAGGCTCATAGTATATTGTTGGGTCAGTTGCTTTGCTGGCTGAAAAACTCAATCTTGCGGGTTTGTATTTTTTAATGTACTTTTGTATGGAAGCCAACACTGTGGCAAAGATTCTTTGGGCATCTCCTTCGCCTGTGACTTCTTGGCTGTTGTTTCTATAAAACTCAA